ACTTTTTTTTTTTGTCACACTAACAAAGGTTCAGGTGTCCTACAACACGCCTACTCCTTCTTTCAAGAAGCGCTTGAAGCGCTAAGCCATCAGGGGCATAACAGGCGTTTCCGTCCTGCCCCCCCCTCTTATTTCAGGCGACCGGCCGAGACAACAACTTTGCCAGGGGACCGCTGCCTCCAACTCCACGATGTACATAGGACGCCGTCGAACCGCCGGACGTACCGACTGACGCTGGACTTGATCCACGGACGGGTCACCCCGTAATTCACTATGTCACCTTGCAACTTCTAGCCGAGGGTTCCAACCTCATAAACGCAGCGCTAACCTCTTTCAGAGGCGCACATGTTACCAGTCATTACTTATTGCAGAAGCGGGAGCGCTAAGCCCTGTGTTCCGTCCTACGGCGTTAGGCCGACTTATTTCTTCTTGGTTAGTGGCTCGAACGAGCCGACCTCTATCTCACCCGCCAACACCTGCTCGTAGGTCGGCAATCGACCCCTCATCGGAATGAGGAGAGGAAAGCCCCTAGGTTTCTTCAAAACGCGCTGTCTATAAACCTTGGCGCCACCGCAATTGCGATTGAAAGTCCCTGAATCATCGCCCCAAACGAGGGGTCTGAAACAGGGTCGATCAACCCGAGTTGCTGAGATGGCTAGGTAGTAGTCCATATTGGCGCGTTCGTCCGAGTAGACGTTGTATCTTGTTCTCCACTTCCACGCGGCTAGCTCAGCCAAATTTTCTTTCTTCTCATCTTCATCCAAAAGATCAGCGTCGACATACTCGCAGGCGAGTTGAAGACCGTTATCTATTTTCAGAGACGGAACCGATCGATCACTTGGTCCGAGACGTAAACCGTACCTCTTTGTACAACGATACGCAAGAGGGCCTCTAAAGCCCAAGTCATGCGTAGTCAGCCCCAACGGCCGAATTTTTCCTATGTTCCAGCTGAACCATGCCATTGCGGCTCTGTACCGCAGTGACCCTTTGAGTCCAGTGATAAAATCATCAAAACCCCTCGACAGGGAATCGAGCGATTCGCACTCCCGTAACATGCCCATACGGACAGTCGCAACCACACGATAAAAGGCGCCGTAGCGCCGACAAAGTGTGGAATTAAGCGAACCGTAGTCAGTCGAAACGGAAGTTTTGCTACGCTCTACTTCTAAAGACAGTGAACCAACCGTGTTCATCCAGAGCTCACTGAAGTGAGGTCCGGAACGGAACAGGATGTCGTCACCGTTAATCAAACATGGAAACTCCGAAGCGTCAATCCCGACAGACTCGCCTGCGTACAGGAAAGCGATCCTGTTCTGCAAGCAGAGAAGAGGGAAAGACAAATAGGAACCCATCATTTGACCACGTCGAGGAACAAAAGAATCAATACCATGCTGAAGGTTGAACAACGTGGGACGCAAAATACTCATGGCGTATGCTTTCATCGAACCCGGCACAGAGACCGTGTTCTTGAGCAATTCGTCCAGTATGGCTTCGGCGACCTCAATGGAGAGGTTGTCGGTAGCACTCTTGTAGTCACCAGAAGTCAAAACTTCACCTGCTGCATAAGAAAAACCGGCACGCTGTAGAACCTCCGTGGTAAAATCACCGCGGCATAGCCATTTCTCGCCAGAAAGCTTATCATAAATCGCCTTATGCAACGGGCGTAAATGAAGAGCATCTGCCGAGAACTTGCTAAGGGGACGAGGTTTGCCCGCGCTTTGTACAACTGTCAAACCTGACCGCGACGAGAGAGGACGGGTCGCCCCGTCCAAACAAGTCGTGAGGAAACTTGACTGTTGATAACGTCCTTCCACTGGTCGATCAAAACCAGGGTTGGACACAAAGCCGTGCAGACCACCGCCACCGCGGCGGTTCTCCAGGCATGCTGAAAGAGGGGGATCGGCGTACATCACCTGCTTCTCGTAGTAACCGGCGTCCCACCCGTGAGGGAACAGGCGTCGAACGATACTACGCGCAAAGCGAATGTAGCCGTGAGGAAGGGAGGGAGGTGGAGACTTGAAATGGTCGGCGACGGATTTGATCAAAGGAGCTTCCATACACCGGCAACTAGCCGGCTGTAGCTTCTTTATCGACACCCAAGCGAATACTGCTTCCTGATCCTGTGATGGACAGTCCTGCAGAAATC